ACTTTTTTTTTTTTTTTTTTTCTCGAGATTTAATTTTAAAAAACAACAAAGTTGGAACAAAGGAGTGTGCGAGAATGCAAATCACTTAGGTTCAGAAGAGAGGAAATTCAAATTGTTTTTTTGAATTTTCTAACTTTTAAATTTTTTTTTTTTATGATGGAACTGCTAGTGTTGAACAGCTAGTTCGATTCTTTAAAGCAAGAAGGAGAAATCGGTTAACATGACGGTGCTAATTCGAAAACCAAGTAAACTAAAGACGAGGTTTAATCATCTTTTTGACGATCTCATTAAGAGACAGGTATGTCTCAAGATCACTATCAGAGGTTTCGATTGGACGGATTTTCCAAAACGAACCGGTTAGATAGTCTCCTGAGCCGAAGTCTCCAGCGTATGGATGGGTTGGGAACATCCGAACGTTGGTCGGCGAGTAAGCAGCGATGGCTTCAGCCAGGGATGGCGGAGATCGCATCGTGGTAGACAATTTGAACGCAAAAGGAAAAAGACTGCGTTTATCGGCGGAGTATTCTGGTGGTGTAGGGAGCACGGAAGGTGCTAAGTACGAAACCAGGAATTGGTTGGAAACCACTCCGACTGGTGAACAGTCAGCAAGTGTGCCTGAGCCGTGCGTGTAGGCAGCGACAGCGTCGGCAACATCTCGAACTTGGGAAAACCGAGAACGATTCTTGTCCATAGAAAGAAATGCGCTAATTGATGATAAATTATCATCAGATCGGGTGACAGGAAAGTCAAAATTATCAAAGCGTTCAGCGAACGACTCGTTTAATTTTGAGTCTGCTTCACAAGGATACTGCAATCCTGAAGAAACAAGTGACCACTTGTCGTCTTCTGATCGAGTTTCGCTTGCGGCGAACGAATGATGACCAAAGGTACGAGCCTTTCCATTGACAGGGGTGTGTTTGCCCTTTCGTGGAATGTGAGGCGGTTCTCCATTTATTTGTGTGTCCAGATCTTCAAGTAAAGCGAAGAGTCCAGGGACATTTGGTTGCACAAACGAGATCAGATCAGATTTCCGGAATTCGGATCTCTTAACTGGTCCAGGGTTGGAGGGGATCTTTGGGTATACCTTTCCGTATTGTGGTATCTCGGGTTGAGAGGCACAAATGGATTTAAACAAAACAATGAGGGGGCCGGAGATGGGCAGCTTGGCGGGAGGAAAAGCTTCAAGGAAGTTGACGAGGAACTGGTGTTGATCATCGGGGATAGCTTTAACTTCAAGGCCAGAACGAAGACACTGAATGTAAAACAGAATGGCGAAATATAAACGAAGAATGTACGGATGATAGTCCGGGCAGTAGCGTTTAAAGTAGAAATGATCCACAAACTGATTGTTGAGTAGATGCACAATGTGATCCATCATCAGAGCGGAAGGCCAGTAGCCAGAAAGCTTTTTCCGGGAGGCGTAGGTGATTCTCATACCTATGAAAGGTTCGAGGACATCGGACGCGTGCTCGGGGATGTAGCCAGGTTTGGCGTCGGCGGCGGTTTTCTTGAGCTCGGGGGCGGGAACAGGAGCGGCTGAAGAAGTTTGAACGACTACTTTCTTTGATGAACTGGGTTCAGAAAGTTCGGGGAAGTTCTTTGGCTTCAGATCGTCGACAGAGTCGAGATTGGCGTCTTTAAGGAATTGAGCCTCAAGAGTGCTGTCTGTAACTTTAGAGCTGGGCGGTGCCATTGCGAAGGTTGGTGAAATAAGGTTGGTGTAGAAATATTCTGCAGGGATAGAAACTCTCTAATTTTGCGAGACCGTAGAATAACGGAGAGAGTAATTC